ATAAGTGCTTACTGCATACCTAAGAAGATAGGCCGTAACACGAAGACTTGGGATTAAACTATGAGCATCGTCGCATCATTAGTAGGGCCGGTCACAGGGCTACTTGATAAGTTTATCGAGGACAAGGATCAGAAGAATGCCTTGGCCCATGAGATAGCCACGATGTCAGAGCGACATGCCCAAGAGCTTATGAAGGGCCAACTAGACGTAAACAAGACCGAAGCTGCACATAAGTCGTTATTTGTTGCTGGATGGCGACCGAGTATCGGGTGGGTGTGTTCGCTGGGCTTACTCTACAATACAATTATTGCCAACATACTAGGCATCTGGGTAGACCTACCCGAAATAGATACAACATTGCTTGTTCCGGTTATGATGGGGATGTTAGGTCTTGGCGCAATGAGAAGCTACGAGAAGGTCAACTCCGTAGCTAGGGAGAAGTAATGAGTAATCTAGTTAAGATGCTTAAACGCCACGAAGGTGTGCGGTCTAAAGTTTATAAATGCTCGGCTGGGTATGAAACAATTGGTGTGGGCAGGAATATCGCAGAATCTGGGTTAGGTTTATCTGACGATGAGATTGACTACCTATTAGCAAACGACATCAAGCGGGTACGAGAAGAGCTTACCGATTGCTACTTCTGGTTCCCCGCAATGAACGAAGCGCGTCAAGATGCCTTGGTAGATATCTCCTTTAACCTTGGACAAACACGTTTGCGTGGCTTTGTTAAGGCGATAGAGGCCATGTCCCGTGAGCAGTTCGACATTGCTGCTGATGAATTCATGGACAGCAAATGGGCTACACAAGTGGGCAACCGTGCTATTCAAGTCACTGAAATGATCCGAACAGGTGAGTACCAGTAATGCCTTTAGCCAAAATACAATTTGCCCCTGGGGTTAACAAAGAAGGAACTGAGTACACGGCAGACTCTGGCTGGTTTGATTCTGATAAAATACGTTTTCGTCAGGGTCGCCCAGAAAAGATTGGTGGCTGGGAAAAGTACAGTCAAAACTATTTCTTGGGTGTTTGCCGGTCTATTCATGACTGGGCCTCGCTTGAGGCGATTAAATACATTGGACTTGGAACTAATTTAAAGTTTTACGTCAACGAAGGTAACGTTTTTAACGATGTCACCCCTATAAGGGCTACGACAACAAACGGCATTACCTTTGCGGCTACTGATGGATCATCTGTTATAACCGCTACCGATAGCAGTCATGGATGCGCTGTAAATGATTTTGTCACATTCAGCGATGCTGTGAGCCTTGGCGGACTTATTACCGCTCCGGTTCTTAATCAAGAATATCAAATAGCGTCTGTCCCCACAGCTAACACCTACACGATTGTTGCAAAAGATACTGCGGGTGATGCAGTTGTTGCTAACTCTTCTGACACTGGGAATGGCGGGTCTGGAGTTGACGGCGCTTATCAAATAAACACAGGCTTAAATGCTGTTGTACAAAGCTCTGGTTGGGGGACTAACTCTTGGGGATCTGGTGGCTTTGGTAGCGCAACAAGCATTGCGTCCGGCGGACAATTAAGGCTTTATAGCCAAGATAACTTTGGTGAGGACTTGTTGTTTAACCCGCGAGGCGGCGGCATCTATTACTGGGATGAGTCTTCTGGAACCTCGGCTAGAGCGGTAAATGTAACGACTCTTGGTGGTGCTTCTGATGCTCCAGTTGTTGCCTTGCAAGTTATGGTATCTGACATTGATCAGCACGTTATTGCGTTTGGAACTAACCCTATAGGTAGTTCAAATATAGATCCTTTGTTTGTGAGATTCTCTGATCAAGAGAACGTTGCTGACTGGACTCCAAGGGCAACTAACACGGCTGGTGGCGTAAGAATAAACTCAGGATCTCAAATAATAGGCGCGGTTCAAGCTAGGCAAGAGATACTGATCTTTACCGATGCAAGCATTCACTCTATGAGATTCTCTGGAGCGCCTTTTACGTTCCAGTTCCAGACGTTAAGTACAGACGTTTCCATGATCTCTCCCAAAGCAGCAGTAAATGCTAGGGGTTCTGTGTACTTTATGGATAAGGGTAACTTCTACGTCTATAACGGCTCGGTTCAACCGCTTCCATGCTCGGTAAAAGATCACGTTTATTCAAACTTAAACGCAGATCAAGAGTTCAAGATATTTGCTGCTGAAAATAACGCATTCTCCGAGGTTACTTGGTTTTATCCAATAGGCACTGGCAACACTGAGATCACCAACTATGTAACGTTTAATTACGCTGAAAACTTATGGTCTGTCGGAACCTTAGATAGGGGCGCTTGGGCAGATGCATCTACAAGAGCAAAGCCTCTTGCAACGACAGTCTTCGACGGCAACACAGATCAAAACTATCTTTACAGTCATGAGGTTGGGCATGATGATGATGGTCAAGCAATAACTGCGTTTGTTGAGTCTGGCGACCTAGAGATCGGTGATGGAGACCGATTTATGATGTTAAATCGAATTATCCCTGATTTCTCGTTTAGCGGGGTGACTGGTGATGCGTCAATGGATTTGACGATCAAAGGCAGCAATTACCCTCTAGAAACGCCATCTACTCTTGCGACAGCAACGGTCACAGGCAGTACAAAAGCGTCAGATATAAGGGCTAGAGCAAGACATACGGTGATCCGTGTGGAAAGCTCTGGTGTCGGTTATGGTTGGCGTTTAGGTGGTTTAAGGTTTGATATGAGACAGGATGGTCGTAGGTAATGTCAGGTACAAAAACAACAACTTTGCCAGTTCCATCGCCAGTTTATGATGCTCAAAACGAAGCAACTACTAGGCGAAACCTAGAGCTTCTTATTGACCAAATGGAAAATGATTTGTTGGTAGCAAAGACTCAGTCTGACTCTAGCGGATCTCTTGCTATGAGAAGGTTCCAGTTTTTACTTATGGGTGCTTCATGACAGATCAGATAAAGGTTTTAGGCCAACTAGACCCATCGGCAACAACCGTCACAGTACTATACACAGTGCCTAACCTAGCGCAAACTACGGTAAGCTCTTTGGTTGTCTGCAATCGGGGCGGTTCCGCAATAACCTTTCGGGTTAGTGTTCATGTTGCAGGGGCTTCGGCAGATGACAAACAGTTTCTTTTTTATGATGAATCATTGGCAGCTAACACTACAAGGACAGTAGTTATCGGTATCTGCCTATCGCAAACAGATGTGGTTAAGGTTTACGCCAGTGCCGCGAACGTAAGTTTTAACCTATTCGGTGTGGAGACAAGCTAGTGAACTATAACAACGGACAAATGACCCCCATGCAGCCTATGGATCAAAGAATGCAACAATTGCAACAAATGCAGCAAATGGGTCAACAGATGCAGCAAATGTCTCCGCAAGTAGGCATGAACCAAGGCGGTGTTGCACCAAGCCCTCGGCCTATGGAACCTATGGCGCAGCAGATGGCTCAGCAAGGTCGTTATGGCGACAGCATGTTAGTTCACATGAACCCAGTAGAAGTCGCCGGTATAGCGTCTCTATCGCCTACAGGAAGCCTAACTACAAACCCGATGACAGGTCAGCCAGAGGCTTTCTTGCCATTCTTGGCTCCTATTTTGGGTAGTATGTTTGGCAGCACAGTGCTAGGGGCGGCGGGATCTGCTCTTGGAACAGGGGCTATTGGCTCTGCGCTTACAGCAGCCGCAGGCAACACGGCTCTTGCAGGAGCTATCGGCTCTGGTCTAGCGACAACCGCAGTGACTGGAGATATCAAGAAAGGGCTAATGTCTGGTCTTACCGGCTACGGTATTGGTAGTGCTTTGGGAGCAGCTAAAGATTTAGCTAATCCAGCTATCGCAGATACCGCAGGCGCACTAGCAAAAGCTTCAGAAACAGCGACAACTACAGGAATTGACCTTGCTCAAGCAACGGCTGACGCGGCAAGCCCTATAGCGGAAGCTGCAACTGGAGTGATTGACCCTCTTACTGGGCAAATGCAATCTCAAGCCTTTTCTGCCGTTCCGCAAATAGATGCTCTTTCTGGTGCTACAATGAATCCAGCGATGAGTGGGTTGCAACAATCTGTTGCAGACACTGGTTATCAAGCTGCAATAGATGCAAATAGCGCAGCCACAGCTAACGTGGGCAGACTTTCTGATAACTTAGCAGAGTTGAGAGGTGATGTTGGTCTTAGAGATATAGCAAACCCCACCGGCATTAAGAATTTCGGCAAGGCTTTGCTAAGACCTAGCTCTTTGTTACCTATAGGTGTTGGCGAAGGCCAGCGTGCGGCAATGGAGGCTCAAGAAGCCCGTGACGCTCAATTTGGTGCTACAGAAGCAGACAGAAAGAGAAGGCTTGATGAGGCTCAAGGCCTGTTGGATCAGTCTTTAGGTCAGGTAGCCACAGACTACGGCTACGACTATGGTCGTAGTTATCAAGCTGGCGGCATAACTTCAGTCGATCCTAGCGATTATCAGCGTCGAATGGTTGATTTTCAGCAGATGGGGATGCAACAGCCTGTGCGTATGGATGAAGGCGGCTCAACAGATGAAGAGTTGGCTGCC